CCCCCCACCGGAGGGGTCGGCCGCTGATGGAGCCGCTGATCTGGAACGCCACCAGCAACAAGCCTTTTGGCCGCAGCCGCCTGAAGCGTGCCATCCGTTCCCTTATCGACGACTATGTGCGCACCGTGGCCAACGCCACCATCGCGCTGGAGTTTGACACCACGCCCCAGAAGTACATTCTCGGTGTGACCGATGAACAGTATGACGCCATTACCTCCGATAAATTCAAGCAGTATGTCGGCGCGCTCATCGCCGCCACTTCCAACCCGGAGACAGGCGAAAACCCAGTCTTTGGGCAGCTGGCGCAGGGCAGCTTACAGCCCCATGTGGAGAAAATGCGGATGACCGCCACCCAGTTTGCGGCAGCCACCGGTCTGACCGTGATGGACGTGGGCGTGGTGAACGATGCCAACCCCACCAGCAGCGATGCCATTCTTGCCCAAAGCCAGACGCTGGTGCTGATGGCGCAGCAGCTGAACACCGGCAACGGCGATGCCCTGCATACTATCGCCTGCATGGCGCAGGCCATTGCCCGGAACGTATCGCTGACCGAGCTGACCGAGGAGGAGAGTGGCGTGATGGCGCACTTCAAAAACCCCGCCATGCCCAGCGTGGCCGTGACTGCGGACGCTGCCATCAAGATCGCAACTGCCCGGCAGGAGTTTGCCAGCACCGACACCTTTTTGGAGATGATCGGCTTCGATCAGGCAGATATCCGGCGCATCCGGGCACAGGAGCAGCGGGCGCGCGGACAGGCGCTGCTGATGGAGATGGACGATGCAGATAACGACACGGACGTGGAATAATTACATTGCCCGGCTCTCCCGGCTGAACGAGGCTGCCGGGCAGAAAATGCGGGAGTACATCCGGCTGCACGGCACCGAAAACACCGAGGAGCTGATCTCCTACGCCTACGCAGTCATCACCCGGTACGGCGAGGGCAGCGCGGAGCTGGCCTGCCAGATGTACGACGCACTGGCCGAGGCCGAGGGGATGCTGCTGCCCGCAGCAGAGCCTGCTGCCACTGCCAGCTATGGCGAGGTTGCCCGCATGGTGCACGCCACCAAGGACCAGAACCCCGAGAATCTGCCCAGCGGCGTGAGCCGTCTGGTCAAGCGGGCGGGAGCAGACACCACCCTGCACAACGCGGTGCGGGACGGCGCACAGTGGGCATGGGTGCCCAACGGGGACACCTGCCCCTTCTGCATCACGCTGGCCTCCCGTGGCTGGCAGACCGCCAGCCAGAAGCTGCTGAAGAATGGGCACGCGGAGCACATCCATTCCAACTGCGACTGCGAGTTTGCGGTGCGGTTCCATTCCGGCACAAGCGTTGCGGGCTACGACCCGGAGAAATACCTCAAGCAGTACCGGGATGCCGGCAGCGATGTGAACGCCATGCGCCGCATCGACTACGCCGCCCGGAAGGATACCATCAACGCCCAGAAGCGGGCGGCGTATGCGGCAAGAAAGGCTGAGGCCACGCTACACAGCCAGCGCGGCAGCGGTGGCTCTTCCGGGCAAAACGGTGAAACAGTTCACAGGTTCCTTGGAAAAGTTGATTTGAACGACGCTCAGCAGGTAGAAGCCCTCAAGGATTCTTTTTGCAGCAATTACGCCAGTTCCAAAGTCGAGAACATGATGGTCATCACCCGGAACGGCGAAGTCTATTATATGACAGACAACAATCCCAGAGGGGTTGACTGTTCGTATTTGGATGGTAAACTGAAAGATAGTTACAACATCCATACACACCCGCCAGATACTACACAGTATTCCTTTAGCCTCGATGCGGACATTCCGGCAGCATTTGCAGATGGAACCCGAATCATGGAAGCGGTTGATCACAAATACAGGTATCGCTTTGTAGTTCCTGAAAACATCACTTTTGAACAGTGGGATCGTGTCAGAAGTGATGTGCAAGATCATGCACTGCTGTACATGGCCGAGCGTGGAATGGGCGTTGATGATATCGAAGAAAACGAGCTGCACGTTATCATTGAAGAAACCTGCAAGCAGCTTGGCGTGACTAGTTATAGTCGCTGGGAGGTGCACAAGTGAGCCACACCAAAGAGCAGATAGAACAACTGTGGAAGGAAAGTGTAAGACGGGAGCGTGACCTTGTCGCAGAGTACAAAAGGACGCATCGCGTTCCGAGCCGTGCTACGATTTCCACCCCTGAGATTGAAGCAGAACGAGCCGAGCAGAAGCGTCTGTACGGTGAATATCTCAAAGCCCTTGCAGATAAGGATTAAACCACGATGCACACGCACCGTGGTTTTTGTTTTCCCATTTTTAGCACGATGCAGACCGCACCGTGCTTTTATTATGCCCATTTTGCCCGCATGAGGACGAAACGGGCACCATCGCAGCGGGCAGTGCGTACCCTGCCCACAACCGGACGCAGACGGAGAACTGCGTCACCAAACCGAGGTTTTACAAGCAGAAAGGAGTTTCCACCATGAAACGCGAAGACGTAAAGAACAAGATCCCCGGCATTACCGAGGAGCAGCTGAACTGGCTCATGCAGGAGAACGGCAGCGACATCACCCGGGAGAAAAACGCAGCCGCAGCCTTGCAGACCCAGCTAGACAGCGCACAGGCACAGCTCAAGACCGCACAGGACGGCCTGAAGGCCTTTGACGGTGTGGACGTTGCCGGGCTGCAGGCGCAGGTGACCAAGCTGAAGGCGGATATGCAGGCGCAGGCCGATGGCTTTGCCTTTGACAGTGCCCTGAACACCGCCATCCTCGGCAAGAAGGGCCGCAGCGTGGATGCAGTGCGCGCTTTGCTGGATCTGGATGCCCTGAAGGGCTCTAAAGACCGCACCACCGACATCAACAAGGCGCTGGAGAATGCGGTCAAGGCGAACCCGTGGGCGTTCGGCGACACCCAGCCTGCCGGGTATCCCAACGTCCGGGATGGCGGTACTCCAAACCATATCCCCAGCCAGCCGGACGGCGTTCTGGCTGCCTTCAGCAAACTGAACCCGAATCTGAAAATCTGACCCGTGCAGCAGCACGGAGAAAGCGAGGTATTTTTATGGCACATGCAAATCAGGAGCGTTGGGCATCCTATGTGGACGTAAAGCTGCGTAACACGCTGGTGACCCGCGACAATCTCATCTTCAACAGCCGCTACGAGGGCGACCCCACTTCCGGCAAGGTCAAGATCCCGGTGCGCGACACCGAGGTGGCCGTCAAGGAGTACGACAAGGCCAACGGCGTTGCTGCCGATGTGGGCACCACCACCTATCTGGATCTGAACATCGACCACGACGAGGCAGTCAACGAGCTGATCGACGGCTACGATGCCGACAGCGTGCCCGATGACATTGTGGCAGAGCGTCTGGATAGTGCCGGTTACTCTCTGGCGCTGTCCATCGACAAGAAGTCCATCGACGCGCTGGAAAGCGCAGCCGGTGCTACCATCAGCGCCACCAAGACCGCCGCCACCGAGGCCAACGCCTACAAGCTGGCACTGGAAGCCAAGCGGGTGCTGGGCCGCAAGGGCGTACCCAACGAGGGCCGCTTCCTCATCGCGTCCCCGGAGTATCTGGAGGTGCTGATGCTGGACGAGCACTTCATCAAGCAGGGCGACCTGTCTCAGGAGATGGTGCAGCAGGGCGTTGTTGGCCGCATTGCGGGCTTCAACGTGTTTGAGAGCAACAACATGGACTACGAGTCCACCACCCGCGTCAGCAGCAAAAAGACCACCACCGAGTTCATCGCCGGTCACCCCAACTGGTGCCACCGCGTCATGGAGTGGCAGACCGCTGTGCACCTGCAGGATCTGTCCGGCTCCGGCAAGTACATCGGCGCATCCGCTGTGCAGGGCCGCAAGGTGTACGGCCTGAAGGTCTCCAAGCCCCAGACCCTGTACATCAAGCGCACCGAGACCGCCACCTGATGAGGTGCCGCCATGAGCTACGCAGAACTACAGGACGTGGAGGCAGGCTTCCGCGTCCTGTCGGACGAGGAGCGCGGCCGCTGCACCGCCCTGCTGAGCGAGGCGGCGCTTATCATCGACACCTACAACGCCGATGCCGATGCTGACCGCAAGCGGCTGGTATCCTGCCGGATGGTGCGCCGTCAGTTGGGCGAGGACGACAGCGGGGACGCTGTCACCTTCCCCATGGGCGCAACGCAGGGAACTGCCACGGCGCTGGGCTACAGCCAGAGCTGGACCATGAGCGGCGGCTCTACCGGTGAGCTGTACCTTTCCAAGCTGGAAAAAAAGCTGCTGGGCGTGGGCAGTAGGCTGGGCGCACACAGCCCGCTGGAGGACTTATGCTGAAGGGTATCGATATCATCCTGTACGAAAAGACCAAGACCGGCGAGGACGGCTTCCACGATCCCATCTACGAAGAAAGCCCTGTCACCGTGCACAATGTGCTGGTGGGGCAGCCCACTGCCGAGGAGATCACCACCGAATTGCAGCTGACCGGGCGGCGCATCGCCTATACGCTGGCAATCCCAAAGGGCGATACCCACAACTGGGACAACGTCCGGGTGGCGTTTTTCGGGCAGACCTTCCGCACCTGCGGCGGGGCTGTGCAGGGTATCGAAGCCATGATCCCGCTGCGCTGGAATAAGAAAGTGCAGGTGGAACGCTATGAGTAAGGTGACCATCAAGCTGAATCGCAAGGGCGTGCGGCAGCTGCTGCAAAGCCCGGAGATGGAGAACGCCCTGACCGGCATTGCCTTTGCGGCGCAAAACCGCCTTGGCGAGGGCTACAAGGCCAGCTACTACAAAGCCAGCACCCGCGTGGTGGCCAAAGTAAGCGCCGAAAGCCCCGCCGCCCGCAAAGAGAACGCCGACACCAACTCTATTCTGAAGGCGCTGAAGTGATATGATCGAAGAAACCATCCAGAACTATCTGCGTGAAAACGCTTTTCCCTGTTATCTGTCCGTGCCGGAGAAACCCTCCGGCAATTTTTGTGTGCTGGAAAAGACCGGCTCCAGCTACAAGGACGGCATCTTTACCGCCACGCTGGCGGTGCAGTCCTACGGCAGCAGCGACTATGCTGCCGCGCAGCTGAGCCATCGCGTGGTGCAGACCATGCTGGACGCGGACACCCTGCCGGAGATCGTCTCCTGCACGCTGAACACCGACTACAATTTCCCGGACACCACCCGCAAGCTGCCCCGGTATCAGGCAGTTTTTGAGGTGGTGCATTACTGACGAAAGGAGCATTTTCTATGAATGCAAAAAATGTGACCGCAGCAAAACCCAAGGTCGGCGGCGCTATCTGGTGCGCACCGCTGGGCACGGCTCTGCCCACGGACGCCAAGAGCGATCTGGACCCGGAGTTCAAGTCTCTGGGTTATATCTCCAAGGACGGCCTGACCAACTCTAACTCTCCCTCTAACGAAAATACCGCTGCATGGGGCGGCGACACGGTGCTGAGCCTGATGACCGAGCGCCCGGATACCTTCCAGTGCACGCTGATCGAGGCTATGAGCGTTGATGTGCTGAAGACCGTATACGGCGCCGACAACGTCACCGGCACGCTGGAGACCGGCATCACCGTCAAGGCCAGCGCCGACGATCTGCCCTTCTATGCCTACGTCGTGGAGATGGTGCTGAAGAACAATGTAAAAAAGCGCGTGGTCATCCCCTGCGGCACTGTAACCTCTGTGGGCGATATCACCTATGCAGACGGTACTGCCGTTGGTTACCAGACCACCATCACCGCGATTGCCGACACCGATGGCAAGACCCACTACGAGTATATGCAGAGCGCCGGTAAGTAAGGAGGAACATCATGATCACTGCAAAGACCGAATCCGGCTTTTCCATTGAGCTGGAAGAGAGCACGCTGGACAACATGGAGGTGCTGGACGCACTGTCTGATCTGGACGAGGGCAACCCGCTGGCCATGTCCCGGCTGGTCGTAAAGCTGCTGGGCAAGGACGGCAAAAAGCGCCTGTACGACCATCTGCGTACCGAGGACGGCCGCGTGCCTGCGTCTGCCGTTGAGAGCACCATCATGGAGCTGTTCCAGTCCATCAACGCCGGAAAAAACTCTGCATCCTCGCCGAACTGATCGCAACGGACGAGGACGCACTGATCTGCGATTTTGTCCAGTATTACAACCTGCTGAACTGGCGTGCCCTACCGGTACGGCTGGCGGCCACCCCGGCCGCCCGGCCGCCCCCGGGCCGCCCCGGGCAGGAGGGGGCGCG